CTTGGCAGCAGATCCAACTGCTTTAGCGCCAGACTTAGCAGCACCGACGGCTTTCTCACCAGCGTTGACTGCCTTGCCTGCGACAGTGCCAGCGGCACCACCGACTTTTGCAGCAGCAGACTTAACTGCCGCCTTGACCTTCTCTTTGCGAAGATTAGCACGACCTGCTTTAGCAGCGGGGGTTTTGCTTGCTGCCTTAGATGCCTTGACGGCACTGTCGTAATAATCCTCACTGAGGAGGGTCATATCTTTTACCGAATCCAGTGCTTCCTGAAGGAGTCCTTCTTCCTCCAGTTCCAGGAACACTTCTTCGCAAATGATTTCAAGCTCTTCAAACGAAATCTCATCGATCTCATCGTCGTCAAAGTTGATGAACGAATCCAGATCAAGAGATTCCTTCGCAGTCTTCGCTGCCTTTTTGAAAGCATCCTTTGCGGGATAATCTTTTTCACCAGGTCTTGCAGGGCGTTCGCCACGCGCACGCTTAGCATGGATGTTGGCATAGAGACCTTTCTTCTCTTCTTCAACTTGCTCAACCTCTTCCTCTTTGACACAGTTGGGGACTTGTTTACCACCCTTAGTCTTTGTGCCCTTCGCTTTGTAACCGTCCCAGCACTTGCTTGCACCCACGTTCTTACGTGCTTGCTTCAGACCTTCGACGATCTCCTCAGCATCAATACCAACGACCGACTCCTTGGTAACGACTCCGAGATCAGCAGGATCCTTAGCAGTCTTGCTGCCATCCTTATTGATCACAGTATAGCGACCGTCACTACGACGACCAGTGATCAGCATTTGAGATCCACCCATTTGCAGGACACGACCGATGTTGCGGTCATCACCTTTCTTGGACATGATCTGTTCTTTTTCAACAGGGAACCCAGCGTACCCTTCCAGCACAACTTCCTCTTCCTCATTGATGATGGGGAGGACTTTCTCCAGACCTTCCTGAAGACGTTTGCTACTGGGGGTGGTTCCTGCCTCAGCGTGGTTCAGGATTTGTCTCTGCTCATAAGCAGAGTAACCCATCATTGCTGCTGAGATACGAATATCACGGGACATGGTTTTACGTGTCGGTATATGTACTATTTAGTCTTGACAGACTTTTGGTTCTTACTGAACTCGCTGAACTTAATGACGTTCTGTCCAGGAGTCATTGCCTGAACCGCCATACGATATTTATCAGTTCCAACTTTGAAGTCATTTCCACTGCCATCGTCGGCAGAGTAATTGCTTTGATTGTCTTGGTTGTGCACCTCGGTCACATGCTGCAACCAGGAGCGGAACTCATCTCCATTCTCATCCTTGAAGATGACATAGTTAGGACCACGGTGAACAATCTCACCACGGAGACCAGTGTCATCATGCTCTACGATTGCACCAACCTTGTAGATGTGGTTGAGCATGTAGTAATCACGGAAGGAATCAAAGTCAAGTTTAGGAGCATACTCCCAAACAGATTCATGAACAGTTGACTTCGCCTTGGCACCTTTCTTTGCCTTGGGTGGTGGTGTCATGCCTGCTTTGACTGCTTGCATGAGTGCCATGGAATCCTTCTTGGACATGTGCTTAGTCATGCCACCATGGAATGAATCATGGTCATCACCCTGAGTGTGTGCTCGCATCTTGCTAGCACTCAAGTTCTCGATAGGATCCTCAGAGTCATCCTTACGAGCACCCGCAGACTTGATATTGATCGACTTAAAGTTGTAGTGTTGTCCGTTGTACTTGTTCAGGAGAGATTCAAACTCCTTCACACGATCATCACCAACAACCATAGTGACGTGCTCATGCCCCTCATCGTTGAGGTCACGCATGATGTCAAAGATGTTCTTATGTGCTTCGTTGTTTTGGATTGCTGCCTCATGATCAGGGAACATCTTACGCATATAACCCACCTTCTCGTGTGCAGACAGAGGATTCTTCTTATGATCCTGACTGCGGGAGGGGTAGATACGATAGTTGCCAGAGTCACCGCTATGGTTCCTCACAGCATCGAGCAGTTTACCGTGCCCAGCATGGGGTGGATTGAACCTACCGAAGGTGATAGCAACATGCTTATCCTGCGGTTGTTCTGTTTTCTTTTTGGTGGTTGCTTTAGCGACGGTTGCCGCTGCTTCCTTCAAAAACGCTGCAAATTTCATGCCCAGTCTTTTGCTACAGTAAAGTTTGCTCGGGAGAACTCAAGTCTGTCAACTAATTTTACCGCTCCACCGTCCTTGATGGCAACGAATCCTTCAGGACTCGTAACGCGATAACCATTCTCATCTTCTAGAAAAGTTCCAACACCTTCTATCCTTTTCAGTCGATTGATGATCTGTTCTTTGGCAGTCATCAAGTTCTTGAAACCAGATAGTGAAGCATAAATTACATTCTTGTTAATATTTAGGTAATTTATGGCGTCTGCTTTTTTCTTCTCCCAATCTTTCTTAGACTTCTCAGTCTTTTTCTTAGCAATCTCCTTGTCATACCTGTCTGCTAAGAACTTCACAAACCCTGCAGTCATTGATTGTGCACTACTAGGGATGACACCACGACGAATAACATCATTGAAATAGATCTTAAACACAGCAGCATAATCAAATGACTTAGTGCCACCACCAATCTGATTCAGGAAGTTCTTACCAGTAAGAAGGTTTTGCTTTGCAATCCTGATGCTGTTGTTGATCTTGGTCAGTTCAGTTGGTGTTAAGTTTGCCTTGCCATTTACATTCTGGAACTCAGCAGAGAAGACTGCAACGTCAGGCACACCTTGGAGACCACTAACATCAACACCGAAGGACGCAGACATCTCTGCCATCGTTGCTCCAGTGTACCTGGTGTGGAATACGATACCCAAATTACTACGTCCAACCTTTGCACCCATCGCGGTTGCTTTCTCGACACAATACGTAATCGTATTGGGGCGGAACTTGTAGCACTTCTTGCCTCCCATGGTGACCACTGGTGGAGTCTCAGTATAGAGCAGGTCACCTTGGATCACACCCTTGATAGGCAACTTGGACAACTGGTCCAGGCACATCTTGAGTTTGTTCTTGATCGGGTGATCTCCATACCAGATCTCAATATCCTCATGGGTATAGCAAACTTTCGGTTCGTTCTTAGCGAACACAGACTTTGTACCCACGAAGAACGCACCAACCTCAGGGTCAGTACCACAGAAGATAGCAGGTGCACCGTCCCACTTGACAGTCACCTTTGTCTGTGTGCCACCCTTACCAGTGGTCAACATGTCACGAAGAGATGTTAGGAAATTGATGGCATTGACAGCACCAGCATATCCATTATTGAAGATGTCATCCTCAAGGTGTTCTAGGTGAGTATTCTTGCTCATGGTTGGACTCCAACTTTGTCACGATATGGGTTGCCGATAGATGACTTCTCTCTGAGATAGTAATTATCGTTTGGTTTTAGATTATTCTTGAGGTGATTCTCCATGTAGAAGTTTGGAATTCCACCAGGAGCAGCGAACTTGTAATACACAACCTCACGCATAACAAACTCCTCAATCACACTACGGAAGGTGATCAGTTTTTTATCCGCACTGAGTTTGCGAAGCATGATTTGACAGATGAGAGAAGCGATGCCAACAATACCTGATGAATGCTTAGGAGCGGTCCAGTAATCGATAGCATCATTATAGAACACCTCTGCCAGACTCCACCACATGTCATGTACCACTTCCACATCTGTCTCATTGGGGTCCCCATCCTTGACCATCTTCTGGACGTTGTTGACCACAGTAGGGGGTATGTGAGATCTGATATTAGGATCCTGACAACAGAGTTCTAATGCCTTGAACGATCCAATTCTGACACCGTTGTCTGCTAATACTTTCAGTAGTTTGAATTCAAAACTTTTTTTATATTCTTTGACCCACTTAGCATTGGGAGACTTATCCAACAGTCCGATGATATCCTGAGGTTTGACTACGTTTGTAGTCTTACTAATTTTCTTAACTGAGAACTGATACTCTCTATCATCCTTGTCATAGAGCATGAAATCCACCAGGGCATAGTTACCCTCAACAGGAATGAATACAGACCCCGTTGCCTTATCCAGTTCTGGAAATCCTAGTGCAGCGAGTTC